GGTGTGTTTTATGACATACACCCGATTCGAGCAACCTCAACTTTATCAAATTGTTTTACAACAACAAATGGTTCAGCTGTTGTTAGTATTGCTTTCTCTGGAAATCATGGTCTTGTAGCGGGAGACATTATTCTTTTAGATAACTTTACAACGATTACAAATTCAAATTACACAGCATCAGACTTTGATGATAAAAAATTTATGGTTACAACAGTAACTAACTCAACAACCATCACCATTACTATGTCATCAAATGAAACAGGATCCGGTGCATCCTCATCAGGTGGTATTAGAGTTCAAGCTTATTATAGCGTTGGACCGGCAGAACAAGCACCAGGATTTGGTTATGGTTTAGGACAATGGAGTGGAACAGTTTCAGGAGAAGCTGTTACAAGTTTAAGTGGTGGTATTAATGCTGTAACAACTACTGTTGTGTTAAGTGATGCATCTTTATTTCCATCATCAGGTACAAACTTTGTTCAAATTGGGTCAGAGGAAATATCATACACAGGTATTACAGGTAATACATTAACAGGAGTTACAAGAGGTGTAAGAAATACAACAGCAGCAACTCACTCGAATGGAGCAACGGTTACAGACTCATCTGACTATGTAGCATGGGGTGAAGCAGCATCAGGTGACTTAGTTATTGATCCAGGTATGTGGGCTATTGATAATTTTGGTGATAACATAATAGCTTTAATACATAACGCACAAGTTTTTGAATGGAACTCAAACGCAGCTAATGCTGTAGCAACGAGAGCAACCATTATTTCAGGTGCACCAACAGCGTCACGTGATATGTTAGTATCTACACCGGACAGACACTTAGTATTCTTTGGAACAGAAACAACGATTGGTGATCAATCAACACAAGATGATATGTTTATTAGATTCTCTGATCAAGAAAACATTAATGATTATACACCAACAGCAACCAATACAGCTGGTACACAAAGACTGGCTGACGGATCACGGATCGTAGGAGGAGTAAGAGGTAGAGATGCGATCTATGTTTGGACAGATACATCTTTATTTACAATGCGTTTTGTTGGTTCACCTTTTACATTTGCTTTTGCACAAGTAGGTACAAACTGTGGATTAATAGGACAGAACGCTGCATTAGAAGTAGATGGCGCTGCGTATTGGTTATCGGATAATGGTTTCTTTAAATACTCTGGTAATCTTGAGACCATGACATGTTTAGTAGAAGATTACGTATTTGATGATATTAATACAACGGCATCACAACTTATAAATGTAGGTTTAAATAATTTGTTTGGTGAGATTTCTTGGTTCTATCCAACAAATTCTTCTGAAGTAGTTAATAGATCAGTCACTTATAATTATATGGAGTCTTCTCCACAAAGACCAATATGGACAACGGGATCTTTAGCTAGAACAACTTGGGTTGATTCAGCTGTATTTGGTTTACCTCATGCAACATCTTTTAATGCATCAGGAACATCTTATGATGTTGTTGGAAACACTGAAGGAGCTACAACATACTATCAACACGAAACAGGAACTGATCAAGTTAAGTCTGCAGCAACAACTACTGTAGCCGCTAATATAGAATCTGGTGATTTTGATATTACAAGAGGACCACAAGGTGGAGCTACTCTTCAAGGAGACGGTGAATTTATTATGAAAATTAGAAGATTTATACCTGACTTTTTATCTCAAACAGGTAATACACAAGTAACTTTAAATTTAAGAGATTATTCAAATAGTTCTCAAGCAAGTTCACCACTTGGACCCTTTACAATTACTTCATCTACAACTAAAGTAGATACAAGAGCAAGAGGTAGATCCGTAGCTTTAAAAGTTGCAAATACAGGTTCATCTCAAGATTGGAAATTAGGAAGTTTTAGATTAGATATACAACCAGACGGTAGAAGATAATGGCAAAAATAACTTTAGTATTTACCAGACCTAGTAAAGAATATAGTCAGCCGGTGGCTGATGCTTTAATTAGAGATCTTGATGGATTAGTACAAAAATTAAATTCTACATTTCAACAAGATTTAAGAGAAGAACAACAAAGATTAACATGGTTTAGTACAGGAGGAAGTAGTGGCTAATAGATATAAGAACGCACAATTTGATTTAAATTCAACTAACAAAACAGACATCTACACTTGTCCTTCTAACTCAAGAGCTATTGTACAAAATATACACACCGCTAATGTTGGAGCAGGTAATGTAGAGATAAAAGCTTTTATATATGATAACTCTGCAACAACTAGTTTTCAGTTTGCAGAACACACTGTAAATAGTGGTAACTCAAAGTCGATAGCAGATGGTACTATTATATTAGAAGAAAGTGACAAATTACAACTACAAGCAGCTACAGCTGATATTTTTGAAGGTACAGTTGCAATATTAGAATTTGATAGAACATAGGAAAACCATGCAAACATTAAAACCAGAGAAGATAATAGAGACCATTTCTAACTTAAAAACAGGAGAGGTATACAAGGATGATCAAGAATGGAAGGAAAAAGGCGTAAAAGAAGAGGACATTAGAAGAGATGTTAAAGTTATTATGCCAAGCCTTGATTTGTTTGGAGAAACCAAGTAAAGTAATAATTCAGGTTTTATTCCTGCCTTATTTACAACTTATTTAAAACTATGAGCATAACTAGAGCACAAACAGCAAAACGATTACTAAACAGTATAGCACCTAAAGGTGAAAAACTAGCTTATATAAATAAAAAAGAAGCTAAACTTTTAAAAAAAATGGGTGGTGCTGGTATAGATGTAAACGGTACAGGTATTAAAAGTTACGTTGATTTTGGAGCTGGTCCAGGTTCCGTTTCTGAAAGTTTATCTGAAGCAGCTGGTGTTGGTAGTGGTTATAGTGGAGGCGGTGGCAATAACAATTCTGGTGGTGACAATGATGGGCCTAGAGGAAATTTTGCTACTATAAATAGAGGACCCAAAACAGTTACTACAAGTCCAACTGATGATTATAGATATGGACCAAGTAGATTTCAAACCAATCTTGCAAGAGGAGCAAATTTTCTTTTTAATCCAAATCAACTTAGTAAATTTGCTATAGATAAACAAATAAAAGATCAATATGAAAAAGATAAACAAATAGCTTCTGATGTTACAGGTTTATTAACTAGCGGTTATGGTCAAGGAATTGGTAGTCAATATTTTGGACCTGTTAATAATCCAATGAGAGATTCTTATAATAAAATAACGGGTAATGTTGGGCCTAAAGGACCACCACGAGATGGAGGCGGCGACAATAATATTCCAGTTCTTCCAATTTTAAAAAAACCTATAAATGTACCTTCTGATATTGAAGGTACAAAAAGTGATTTTGATTTATATGCAGCACTAGAAGGAAGAGAAGCTATGAAATTTGGAGCGAACCCTTTTAATATGACAGGAGCTATGCAAAGATTTTCTGAAGGTGGAGAAGTAACAGTAGATGATGCTGAAAAGATGGCGCTTCCAGGAGAGTCACTAGCTTACATTAATGAAGATGAAGCAGCATTATTAAAAGCATTAGGAGGTGCTGGAGAACCTATTAACCAAACAGGGATCCCATCATACTTTTTAAAAAAAGTTTTTAGAAAAGCTAAGAAAGCTGTTAAAAAAGTTACTAAAAGTAAATTAGGTAAAGCGGCATTATTAGCGGCAGGTGCTTATTTTGCTCCAGCTGCCTTTGGTGGAACAACAGGTTTTGGAGCTGGTAGCACATACGGTAAATTTTTCAGTGGTCTTGGTGGTGCTGGTAAAGCAAAAGGTTTAAATTTTATTAATAAAATAAAAAGTGGTGATGGTTTTCTAGGTGGTATAGGTAATCTGTTTAGAAAAGGCGGTGAAAAAGGTGCGGATTTAAGTTATGGTAGACTCGGTCTTGGTGCTTTAGGTTTAAGCGGACTTGCAGCACTTGGCATGGGAGGTGACGAAGAAGAGGAAGAAACATTAGATGATGTAATTGCAAAACGTTATAAAAGCGATTTAGATATTCCTGGAATTAGAAAAGCTGCTTTAGGTTATAGTAAGCCTAATGAATTATATTTTACATTACCTCAAGCTTATAGATTAGGTGCAGCTGATGGTGGTTTAACAACAATTGAAAGAGCCAAAAAACTTTTTGAAGAAAGACAACGAGATCTTCCTGAACCAGAAGCTCCGACAATTAAACTTCCATCTAAAGAAGAAAAAGCTATGCAGAAACAAGCCAACGAAGCTCTAATGGAAGGAGTTGAATATTTTGACCCTGAAGGTAACCAAATGACATCAGCAGAGTTTCAAGAAGCTATGCGTAAAATAACAGAAGCAGAAGAAGCTAGAGATAAAAAAGCTGAAGGTGGTACAGTAGCGGAAGCTAAAATAAAAATGTTAATTCAAAAAGGTGCTGATAATGATCTTATTAAAACATATGTAGACGGCGCACTAGATAGTGAAATAGATCAAATAAGAGAACAAGTAAAAGAGATAATGAGAAACAATAAGGCAGAAGGAGGTCTAATGAACCTTGGTGGTAAAGAAATGGATTTAAGAGGTGGAGGTTTTGTACCTATAGGGGCTAAAGAAAAAGCTGATGACGTACCTGCTAGACTATCTAAAAATGAGTTCGTTTTCACCGCTGATGCTGTTAGAGCAGCAGGTGGAGGAAGTGTTGATAAAGGTGCTCAAAAAATGTATAACACTATGAAACAATTGGAGAATAAAATATAATGGCTGTTACAGAAACAAGATCCTTACCCGCACCGTTTGTAGAAGAACTAGGCAAAGATTATGCTAAACAGATTACAGCATTAACTGCTACACCTATTGATACATCTAAATTTGCACCGAAAGTTGCAGCACAAGATACATTACAAACACAGGCTGCACAATTAGCTCAAGCTGGTATTGGTTCATTTCAACCTTTTATAACTGAAGCACAAAGATTAGGTGGAGTAGATCCATCAACAGGACAAGTTACAGCTGCAGGTGTTACAGCAGCACAACAACCTTTCATGTCTCCTTACCAACAAGATGTTATTGATGTAACATTATCAGAGTTTGATAGACAAAAACAAATACAAGAACAAGCAATCAAAGACCAAGCTGTTGCAGCTGGTGCATTTGGTGGTGGTAGAGAAGGTGTTCAACTAGCAGAGTTTGGTGTAGGTTCAGCAAGAGAAAGAGCTGCATTACAAGCTGGTTTACAACAACAAGGTTTTCAACAAGCACAACAAGCTGCAGCTAGAGCACAACAGCAACAATTAGGTTTATCTTCTTTACTTCCTCAGTTGCAACAACAACAGATTAGTTCAATTGGTCAAGTAGGTTCAATTCAACAAGCACAACAACAAGCACAGCTACAAGCTCAACAAGAAACTGCTAGAGCAGAAGCTATGGAACCATATGAAAGATTAGGTTTTTATGGATCTGGAGTAACAGGAATCATGGGTGG